GGCGAATCCTCCGACACACCCCTGAAGAATCTCCCGATCATTCGACCTGAAGCAGCGACCCATTCACCGAAAGGCGACAAGTGGGGAACAGCTGATGACCTGAAGGCCGCCGAGTGGATATTCAGCAGGGTGAAGATGGTTACTCCAACTGCAAAAGACCCTAACTGGCCTGCCTGGGCTAACGAAGTCCGCCTTCTGAGAGGATCGCTGGATGTCACGCATCACGACATCTGCGAAACCTTCAAGTGGGCTAACAACGATCACTTCTGGCAGACCAATATCCTCAGCCCTGCAAAACTCCGCGCCAAGTGGGACACACTCCGTGCGCAGATGAGCCAGCCAGGGCGTAACCGGCAGTCAGCGCCTCAGCAACCCGCTCAGCACTGGAACAGCCGCGAAGCCTGGGAGAATGAATTCCTATGAGAAATCTCGTATCAGCAATTCAGAACCGTGATGCAGGTGCACTGGCTCGCATTGCAGGAGATGGGCCGCGCCCGGTTGAGCGTGGCGTGCATGAAGACGTTGAGCGCCTGGTAGACGCCCTGTTTTCGAACCTGAAGCAGGTATTCCCGGCATCAGTCAGCACTGCGTGGCGCAACCCAAACGACGAAGCAGCAGCGAAGCGACAGTGGATCGCCGCGTTTGCTGAGAACGGCATTCACAACAAGCAGCAGCTTTCAGCAGGCATGAAGCTGGCCCGTGCCAGTGGCTCACCGTTCCTGCCGTCGCCCGGACAGTTTATCGAGTGGTGCAAACAGGGCGAGCATCGCGCAGCCGGGCTGCCAGCCGATGAGGAACTGTATGACACGTTCCGCCTGTACTGCCGGGACCGTGGCATATACGACAGCAGCGAAGAGTTTCCATGGGAAAGCCCAGCCTGTTTCCACATGGTGACAGCGGTCTACAACCAGATGCGCTCATTCAACCTGACTGATGCGGAATGCCGCAAACGCCTTGGCGATGAGCTGCGCAAGATGTCCCGCCGCATTGAATCCGGCGAAGTCATCCCGCCACCGCGCAAACAGATTCCGCAACTTCACATCCCCACCGGCAACGAGAAAGCGCTGGACCATCTCGCCGACATTCGCCGCCGCTTTGGTCTGAAAGGTGGCCGTCATGACTGAGATGAACCGCATCCGCTTTGAGCGCCTGTATCGCAGCGTTCATGGCGACAAGCACAACCTCACCCGATCACATCTTGGCTATCAGGATGCCGTTGTTGACCGGGCGTTTTTCTTCTGGCTTGAGGGAAGGGAGAGCGCTGCATGACACAGGTAACCCAACTGGTAATCACACCGCCGCTGATGCGTCAGGCACGCAATCTGCAGCTGGCAATCATCGACCTGGCTAAGAAGCGCGACCTGAAGCCTGAGCAGTTCCGGGCGCACCTGAATGCTATCGACATGCTGGCGCGGGAAGCGCATGACCTGATGGTTGATGCGGAAGATGAGCAACAGCCAGCCAAAGGCCAGAAACGGGGAGGTTTTTGATGGAAAAGCTAACAGCACCACAGCAAAAGTTTTTAGACGAAATGGCGAAGACTAAAAGCCGCGAGCGAAGCCCACACCACCGGGTTGCTCTGGCTCTTCACAGAAAAGGGTTGCTGTCCTTCTCGTTTCCTGTTGGCTGGTTTGTTACACCCAAAGGCATGCCGTATTTGACCCCGAAAGATGGAGGCACCCAATGAAAAAGCTAACCGCCGAGAAGTGCGCATGGCTGATTCGCCAGCTCAAATCAGCCGAAGTTATGTCTGGTGAGCTATCAATTGCCGACCAGTACAAACTCCAAGCCCTTGAGATTGCACTCCCCATACTGGAGCAGCAGGAGCGGGGTGAGGGTGAGTGGGTTGAGTGGGGTGGAGGTAACTGCCCGACATTCAGCAAAGCGACTGTTATTGTAAAACTTCGCTGCGGCCAAACAATAGGCCCAACCAATGCCAAACTGTTCAATTGGCACCACGGCATAGCCACAAAACAAGAAATGCGTTCAGACATCATCGCCTACCGCATCATCCCGGAGCGGGCCACCAATCAGAACGGAGAGCAGTGATATGGGCTGGACGCGACTGTTAAACAAAAGAAATTCAGTAACGCTGGTCGACTTCAAGCTGGACACCAAAAAGCAAACGAGCAGGTCAGTGTACCAGGTTAAGCACTCAAGCAGCATCCAGAAAACTACGCTTGAGCAAAACATAATTATTGAGTGCGACGCTTATGGGCGAATAACGCCAACCGTTGAACTTGATGGGTTTCCTCAAGGCTTAAGTGAGCGAGAGACGATGCTGAAACTGGCTGACTGGCTGCACCGCCTCGGAGTTTCTCTTGAAGATTACTGGAGTAAACCATGAACAACGTAATCCCCTTAAAACGCTCTGAGCACGTCATATCAGACGCCGAACTGGATAAGCTGGCAAATGACATCAGCATCTTTGCCAAACGCTATCCGGACTCAATGTGCCTGAGCCACGGCATCAGGAAGTTACTCAGCGACGCATTAAAGCGAGACAAACGCGATGGAGAAACAAACCTACATCCTGCGGGATAACCGAATACGACAAAATTGCGTAGAAGCCATCCAGCAGATATCAGCGAATAACCAAACCCCTCTTGTAGTGACCATCTCCGAACGAACCAGAACCCTCGAACAAAACGCTCTCTTATGGGCTTGCCTGCATGACGTATCAGAGCAGGTTGTTTGGCATGGGCGAAAGCTGGCTCCGGAGAGCTGGAAGCACCTGTTTAGCGCGAGCCTAAACGGACAGGAGGCGGTGCCGAACCTGGCGGGGAACGGCTTCGTAGTCCTCGGTAAATCAACAAGCAAAATGCGCGTCGGCGAGATGCGTGACCTAATCACCTTAATCCATGCCTTCGGTGCCGAGCAGAACGTCAGGTTTAGCGACGAGTCAGCGCGTGCTGCTGAATGGGCTAATCGCTTCGGAAAATAACATGACCCCCTTTACCGATATAGGCGCAGCCGTCGAAGAAGCTGCGTGGCTTGCGCACGTCCATAGCAAACCTCACTGCGTGTATCAGCGCTTTGACGGCCTGATGGAAGTCCAGCCTGAGAACCCTGACCGCAACCCTATGTATACCACCGGCATGCCCGGCGTTGTGACCACTGAATACAGGAGTGCAGCATGATAAACACCTGGAGCCGTGAGCATCTCGAAATCCTCGCCAGAGACTATGCGACGGCATCAACCGATTTACTGGCAATCATGTTCGACCGGCCCCGCCAGCAGGTCACGAATAAGGCCCGCTCAATGGGGCTGCGCAAGTCACCGGAATATCTGGAAGCTGTAAGGGCTTCGGCCGGAATGCAAGGCTGGAGGCATCATGCGTGAAACCTGGTTCTGCCACGACCCTGTAGACACCGAAACCGCTACCGAACTCCTTTCCCGCTACGCCTCCCGCAATATCAAAACGCAGAAGACACTCTCAGCAGACCCACGATTGTGGCTGGTGAGCGCCTTGCTGCCTGAGTTCCGGGAAGAGCCAAAGTCGAGCCGTCAGTATAAAAACCCAATGTGGAGCTGAAGATGAATTTTATTTTTCTGATTGTGGTGATGTCGTCGAACACAGCCAATCAACAGCTAATCCCAATGCACTCTATGCAGCAATGCAAGGCAGCAATACGGGCCATGGAATTGGTGAAAGAGAAGCGCACAGGGTGGAATGACTACAGCCCGAGAGTTGATAGCGCTCACTGTATCGAGGTGCCGCGATGAAAGAACGCTGCTGCCGCTGCCACACCATCCTCACCTCAGAAGACAAGTACTGGTATGGAGCTTCATGTGAAAACTGCGAAACAGATTGCCGGTTCGAGCAGGCCGAAATGCATCAGCCCATTAAATCTACGCGATGGCGCTGGCGAGCAATCTGCTTCTGTGTGCGTTGGCTGCGAGGCGCGCCTGTCACCGCAGGAAACCTATGCATGCGATACGTGCGCTGCCGGCTGGATGAAAGACGCAAACTTCAACATGTGCGGAGGGGAAGATAATGGCTGAGTTAAAAGCAGGATGCAGGGCGCTAATTATTGGAGGATTTTATCGAACCAATGATGGCAGTTCTGTTTTGGTTGAACAGTTCGTACCGAGCGGTCAGCCATTTTATTACAAAGGTCAGAAATATACAGAGCCAGTCCCGCTCGGCGATGCATGGCTCATTAGTGGCGAAATTGTTGCCCGTGACGGTGAGACGGGCGAGGCTAAGCGGCTCGGGTTTGGCCTGATGCCGGGTAAATACCTGATGCCTCTTGATGACGACTTCAGCCATGAGGTCGAGCGACAGAAGGAATTGACGTATGGCTAAAGGCATCAAAATGCCGAAGCCGAAGAAGTGCAAATGCTGTCCTGAAAAGTTTATACCCCGTAATAGCCTCCAGACCGTGTGTTCTCCCAAATGTGCCATCCAACTCGCTAACCAGTTATCCGAGCGCAAACAAAAGCGCCTGGAGAAAGAGGAGCGTGCTGCATGGAACAAACGCAAAGCCGATGTGAAACCGTTAAGCCACTGGGTGAACATGACCCAGCGGGCGTTCAACGACTACATCCGGGCGCGGGACGGCAATATCTGCATCAGCTGTAGCAGTACGACAGCAGTCAGCTATCACGCAGGGCATTACAGGACAACCGCAGCGGCTTCGCAGTTACGTTTCAATGAAGATGGGTGCCATAGCCAGTGTGCATCATGCAATACACATCACTCCGGCAACATCAGTCCTTACCGCATCAACCTCATCACCAAAATCGGCCTTCAGCGCGTTCTGGCGCTCGAATCAAACAACGAACCTCACCGATACACCAGAGAAGAGCTGGACGCGATACGAGCGCGTTACAGGGCTTTACTGCGTGAATTGGTAAAGCAGAGGGAAGCAGCATGAACGAAATCAATTACCCCATCTCAACCGCAGCTGTTTTCGAAGACATCATATTTCCGCTTCACCTCGAAGGTCCGCATCAGATTGAGCAGGAGCTATCTCTGGCGGTCTCATGGTTCTGCCGGTGGTGCAATGAAGAGCAGAAGGTTGTTAAAGCCAAAGTCCTTGTCAGCTTCTGGGGTCTATATCTCAGTTATCAGCAGTCTATGGAGCGTGCAGCATGACCCAATACCTCAGAGAGAAGTGGCTCAGGCTAAGACTGATGCGAATGCCGGGCATGGCAGAAATTAATTATCGACTTATCCGACTGGAACTGAAATTGAGAGGTGAGAGATATGCAAAGTGATGCACTGGCACAGCTTGCGCAGGTAATGCGTAAATCAGACCTCCGAAAGCAATATCTGCAGCCGGTTAAGCTAATCACTCCGCTTCAGTCAGCCTGGATTCGGTGCCTGCTCGACATGTGGGGCGAAAAGTATGGTGGTAGCGTAGGGCCTGAATCGGGGAAGGTGAGCGTCATCGGGCGACTAATGATCCGCAAAGAGTGGAATGACCGTGAGTCTGAGAGAATTATGGAAGTCGTCGAAAACCTCCATAAGCAAGGATATCGCGGGGATGACCTATTCCTGAAGGCCCAACAACTGATAAACCCTCAAAACTCAGTCAGCAATCTTCTCGAGCGCGCCAACGAACAGGAAGATGCCGACTTAGTTGAATCTGTTATTTGCCGTATCTTTGCACCAAACAACCCGATCCGACATGTTGCAATTAAATACTACTGCGAACGCAAATGCGCGCAAGATATTGCCTACGAGCTATCCCGACTGACCGGAATTCATGTTGAGACCAGCAGAAAGCGAATCCGGTGGTGTCGTGAATTGCTTGAAGCATCCCTATATCACGCGATAAAGCAGGAACTAAATGGGATAAATCACAAAAATGCTGCTTAAATGCAAAAAGTCGTAAAATCTATTTGATAACGAGACGTGGACCTGGTACATTTCTGATATGCTCGTGACAAAAGTCGTTGAGCAACAGAATTAAGTCAGTTACATCGATTTGTGATAGTCAAAGCGCCCTGCGGTCTCACCAACTGCGAGGGCGTTTTTTATTTCCATCCCCTGAGAGGGATAAACCTCACCGCATACCCTGTAGCGGATAGGTAACGTCACTAAACTATTTCAAAGGTCAGCCATAGTGCTGGCCTTTTTTTGTTTTGCGCACGCCATACAACACCAGAAGCGATTTCCCCTTGATGGCGTAGCGCATCTTTTTTGCAAACACAGCGGATGTAATTGGTGTGGAGGAGTTTCAGGAAGGTTTCTTACGTGACACTAAGAATTCTAACCTGGCTCGCTCAGTTCACAATTTCATCAATTCCTAAAAGCGAGCCTCCAGTCCTGGAGGTGGATATGAAAACTATGGCAGACAAAGTAACGACAGCCGCGGCGTATACAACGTCGGGGGCGACTTTCCTTGCCGGGAGCATGTCTCTAAACGAGTGGTTAGCTGTGGGCGGTTTCATTCTGGCTATCGCGACATTCATTGTGAACATTCACTTCCAGCGTAAGCGCGACCGGCGTGAAGAGCGCATGAGTCAAATGAGATGGAGTCCGGCAAATGAGTCAGATAATCCCGATCCTCAACTTTGAAGAGGGTTACGTAGAGTCACCTTATCTCGACACGCTGGGCTTTCCCACGGTGGCGGGCGGCATCCGCATTGGTCCGAAAGGTGCGCCGCTCAGCAGCTACACCTTCCGCGTTCCCCGCAAAGTAGGGGATGTGTGGAAGCAGGTAATCGTGGATGAGAAGGTGCTGGACATGAACAGCCGCCCGGCAATCTATGCAGCTCTGAAGCAATGCAATCCGGCGCGCGCAGATGTCCTGTACAGCATGGCTTACCAGATGGGCGTAGATGGTCTGGCTGCATTCAAAAACACGCTGGTCATGATTTCCAATGGTAACTTCACTGGTGCAGCCGAAGGAATGTTGAATAGCTTATGGGCTAAGCAGACTCCCGGTCGCGCCCGCCGCCACGCTGAAGTAATGCGTACCGGTTCATACGATATCTACAAGGGGAAGATATGAACGTTATCGCCTTCCTCGCCGTGGTTGTCGTTGTGATAGCCATTGTGCTTCTGGTGCGTAAATACAGCTCGGTGGAGTTCGTTGCTCATGCCCGGCTGCTGTTCCGCGCCTGGTCAGTGTGGCTAACAGGTGCCGGTACATTACTGGGTGTTTATCTTGCATCAGCGCCTGATGCGATTATCTCCGCCTGGAACATGTTGCCACCTGACCTAAAAGCCATGCTGCCGGTCAACATCGCGCAGTACGTGAGTTACTTCATCGTAGCGCTGGGCGTGATTGCTCAGTTCATTCGGCAAAGAAAGCTGAGCGCTCGCAAACAGCAAATGGACGGCCAGCAATGACAACTCTCGTTCACCTGTTTGCAGGCGGCTGGAATTATGTTCTCGCCTTCTTCGCACTCATTGCTGCCGGATTGGCCGCTTATTTTGGCGGTAAGAGCAAAGGCAAGACTGAAGAGAAAGCTAAGGCTGATGTTGAAGCAGCAAAGGTAGAGTCACAGCAGGTGAATGATGTGGCTAAGGTGCAGGCAATCAATACGGAGAAGGCCAATAGTGTTAAAGAAACCAATGCTTCTCTGTCTGACGCTGCTGCTCGCGACAAGCTGCACCAGTCACAATTCAACTCAGACGACTGAAGCCCCGACAAAGACAGTCGATTCACTCTGCACTCAGGACGCTCCAATCAGGACGCACGGCAAAGATGCCGATGTGATGGACGTGCGCACGGTAAGAGCTATCAACACACATAACGACCTGTGGGTCGCTCTGTGTAGTAAGCCAGTAAATCTGTAAGGCATTGCAAGAGGCATCAACTTTTCCAGATGCCTCTGACAATGCTCAACAGTATGTGGAGAAACATAATGGTAAATGGGCAAGTAACGGTAAGAGGTTCATGGGTGCAGCTCACCGATGGAACCAGCGATTTACAGGCTCAGATAGCAAATGGTTATCTTTGGGCGCTGGACACTTCGACTGCAACAAATCCAAACCAGCCGCCTGACGCTAACGCACACGGCAGGGTATTCACAGAGAACATGATGATAACCAAGCCATCCGTTGTGTGGGTTAGGTCTCCAACCGGTGATCCGGTGACGATATTTGCGATGTGAGGGTTTATGGCGATCTACTTTGGCGATCAGCAACAAATCGGCATGCCGCAGGAAAGGGATGGTCAGCAAGTCAGCATTAGCATAGCAATTGGCGAAGTTACAACGCTGGACTCCAGTGCGAAAGCGACAGCGTCTATTACTGGTGACTATCCAGATTACAAAGTCAACTTTGGTATTCCGCAGGGCGCTGCCGGAACGTCGGCTCAACCTCCATCATTCAGCATTGGCTCAGTCACAACACTGACAGCGGGAAGTGCGGCAACAGTCAAGATAAGTGGGGCATACCCGAACCTTAAATTAGACTTCGGCATACCATCTGGTGCAGCAGGCACAAACGCCACCACTACCGCAGCAGCGACACCCACGACCTCCGGACTAATGTCCTCTACGGACAAAGCCAAGCTTGATTCATTCAATGCGCCAGTGTTCAACGTCATCGCCTCTGGTGGTCGACCGGTAGGGACAGCATTCACTATTGACGCAAACAAGAATGCCAGAGCCAACTACACCATCTCTTACTCACTCACGGCAACGCTAAATGTGGGGCAGACGCTCCAGATTGTGGCAACCGTTGATGGTAAAGAAGTCGCCCGCATGGTTGACGGCATCCTGTTAGGACTTGCGGGTAATCTGCAGAAAACAAAATCATTCAGCTTCGATGTGCCTGCGGGTAAATCGGTGCTGCTCACTAAAACCGGAACATCCAGCATTGTCGCCACAGTAGTCAGTGGTCAGGAAGTGCTGTACTGAGAAATGAAATGGCAAAGCTTAGTGTAGAAATCATCCACCCCAAGAATGCTGATGTAAATGGTGTGTTGGCTGAGGTTGAGCGTAAGTTTGCAGGTAAGCCAGCGACACCTGCTGTTATCGAAGAGATTGAGCGAGAGGCAGCGAGTCTGATTCGCCGACTGGTTAAAACAAAAGTGACATTCGTTAAGGATTAATTATGGGGCGTCCAACCAAGTACCAGAAGGCGTACGCCGAGCAGGCCCGCAAACTGTGTTTGCTTGGTTACACTGACGCAGAATTAGCGGACTTCTTCGAGGTGGATGAGGCAACCATCAACAGATGGAAGATTGCCCATGAAGAGTTTTGCGAGTCCATAAAAAAGGGTAAGAGTGTTGCAGATGGCGAAGTGGCCGCGAAATTATTCCATCGCGCCACCGGATATGAGCATCCTGAAGATGACATTCGTGCAGTAGAAGGCACGATCGTCATCACCCCAACGGTTAAGCATTACCCGCCTGATACCACCGCCGCCATATTCTGGCTGAAGAATCGTCAAAGCAAAAAATGGCGCGACAAGATTGATCATGGCCTTGAGGGGCCGAACGGTCAGCCTCTTGCTGTGCCAATTTTCAACGTGACGTTTGGGAATGAAAATGACAACAGCGATGACGAAGGAGATAAAGGCGCTTAAATTCGCCCCAAAGTTCAAGCCGCTGTTTCAGCCAAAGCGATATAAGACATTCCACGGCGGGCGCGGCGGTGCTAAATCATGGGCGGCTGCCCGCGCGCTGGTCATCATGGCCGCCAGTAAGAAGCTCCGCATACTCTGTACCCGCGAGGTTCAGAACTCGATTAAGGATTCAGTACACAAGCTGCTTAAAGACCAGATTGAGATGCTGGGACTTAACCCATGGTTTCGCATCACCAATGAGAGCATCACAAGCGCATCCGGTAGCGAATTCCTGTTCAAGGGTCTGCGCTTCGACCCGCTGGGAATCAAATCAACGGAAGGCGTGGACATCTGCTGGGTTGAGGAGGCGCAATCTGTTTCTTCGGATTCATGGGCGATTCTGATACCCACCATCCGAAAGGAAGGTTCTGAGATTTGGGTGACGTTCAACCCCGGCGAAGAATCAGACCCGACCTATCAACGATTCATCGTTACCCCTCCGGACGACAGCATTACGGTAGAGGTGAACTACTACGACAACCCGTACCTGCCGGATACGCTCCGCAAAGAGATGGAGTACTGCAAGCGCGTCGATTACGAGGCGTATGAGCATATCTGGCTGGGTAAGCCGAAGTCGATAAGTGATTCAGTCATCTTCCGTAACCGGTACCGCGTTGAAGCATTCCCGGATGATTTGTGGCAACAAGCCGACCGCCTGTTCTTTGGTGCTGACTTCGGCTTCGCAAATGACCCGAGCACGCTGATTCGCATGTTCATGATCGACACCCGGCTATACATCGAATACGAGGCCTATGGCGTCGGCGTAGAGCTGGATGAGATGCCGCAGTTCTACGACTCAATCCCTGAAGTGCGTAAGTGGCCGGTTAAAGGTGATAACTCCCGCCCCGAGACAATCAGCTATCTGGCGCGTCAGGGATTCTCGATTGATGCAGCCGCCAAGTGGAAAGGCAGCGTTGAGGATGGTGTTACCTACCTGAAAGGGTTTGAGGAAATCATCATCCATGAGCGCTGCAAACATACCGCTGATGAATTCCGCCACTACTCCTACAAAGTCGACAAAAAGACCGGCGACATACTGCCGATCATCGTCGACAAGTTTAACCACTGCATCGACGCCATTCGCTACGGGCTGGATGGCTACATCACCAGCTCAGACAGCCTCGGCACCTGGGCGCAACTTGGGAAAGGCTGAATATGTCCGAAACAGAAAGCATGTCGCAGCCTGTACCAACGCGTGACAGCTATGAAAACTTCATTGCCCGGATGGGCGTCAACGAGTCGAACCAGTCTGGTGCTGGCACCTACCGCAATAACTGGACTTCACGCAACCGCCTTCTGATTGAGCAGGCCTACCGCACATCATGGCTGGTTGGAGCTGGCGTTGATGCAATCCCTGATGACATGACCCGAAAGGGCGTGACCATCACCTCCAAGCTCGAAGATGGACGCAAGAAGCAGCTTGACCACGCATGGGATGAGATGGGCCTATGGGAAGCACTCAACGACACACTTAAGTGGGCGCGGCTCTATGGTGGCGCTGTGGGCGTCATCCTGATTGACGGCCAGAACTACTCAACGCCGCTTCGTGTCGAGGCCATTGCTAAAGACTCCTTTAAAGGTGTGATGGTGATGGACCGATGGATGCTCAACGCCATGACAGAGCGCCGCGTGAGTGAGCTGGGGCCAGACTTCGGTATGCCGGAATTCTATAAAGTGGTGACGTCAGCTACCGGCATCCCGCCGTGGCGCATCCACCACTCCAGGCTGATTCGTTTTGATGGCATCCCACTTCCTTATCAGCAGCGTCTGACTGAAAACGACTGGGGCATGTCGGTGATTGAGCGCTGCTTCGATCGCCTGCTGGCTTTCGACTCCACGACAACCGGCGTTGCTCAGCTTGTCTACAAAGCTCACCTCCGCACCTACAGCATCGACGGCCTCCGTAAGCTGCTGGCGATGGGTAAAGACAGCCCGATGTTCAAGGGCCTGATGTCGCACATGGACATGATCCGCGAATACCAGAGCAACGAAGGCATGACGATTATGGATGCCGCCGACAAGTTCGAGGCACACACCTATTCGTATGCCGGTCTCAGTGACGTGCTGGCGCAGTTTGGGCAGCAGGTATCCGGCGCGTTCGGCATCCCGCTGGTGCGCCTGTTTGGTCAGTCTCCTGCCGGGTTCTCTACCGGTGACACTGACCTCGCTAACTACTACGACAACGTGTCTACCCAGCAGGAGCGCAAGTTACGCCGCCCCATCCGCAAGTTGTTTCAGGTGCTGCATATGAGCCTGTTCGCAACACCTCTGCCTGATGACTTCACTTTCGAGTTTAACGAGCTGTGGCAGACGCCAGACAGTGAGCGTGCCGACACCGCAACGAAGGTTGTGGCCGCAACGGTTCAGGCTGTGGACGCTGGTCTGATGACCGAAAAAGCCGGGGCGATGCATCTGCAGGAAACTGCACGCGTAACCGGCATCGGCTCAACCATCAGCGACGAGGATATTGATAATGCCAGTGACCTCCCGCCGCCGAGCGAGAAAGACCTCGATAGCGTCGAAGCCACCGAACCTGAAGCGCGCCGAGAGGCAACTGGGAACACAGCTACGACAGATAGCGCAGGCGGTGGGCGCGATAGTCGAGGGTTCTTACGATGGTTCAAATGACAGCGTCACCGACATCATGGACAGGCTGGATCGTTACGCCGACCTGATTGAGCCATGGGCTGAAGCGGTATCAGGCCGCCTAATCAGCACGCTGGAGATTGCCGACGATGCGATGTGGCGTGAGCGCTCCTATCAAATCTCTGCCGGTCTGCGTGACCTGATGGCAGTCAGTCAGGGGATGGTCACCCGCAGCATCATTCAGGAGCAGGTGAAGTTGTTCAAGTCACTTCCGCTGGAGGCTGCCGACCGGGTCTACGACATTCACAATCAGGCGATTGAGGCTGTGGTATCCGGTAAGCGTTCCAGTGAGCTGAAGAAGGAAATCATGCGTACCGGCGAAGTCACTGAATCTCGGGCGCGCACCATTGCCCGGACAGAGGTTGGGAGCGCATCCACCGCAATCACACAGGCACGCTCAACCGCTATCGGTTCGCGTGGCTACATCTGGCGCACTGCTGACGACAGCGATGTGCGTCACTCTCACAAGCAGATGGAAGGCCATTACGTTGACTGGGCTACCCCGCCGACGCTGGATGGTATGACCGGACACGCCGGTCAGTTTCCCAACTGCCGCTGCTATTGCGAGGTCGTCGTTCCTGAGGATACATAGGTGGAAGAATGAATAACTGGTTAGATCGCCTGTCGAGGATGAAGCGCACTCGAACGGTTGATGACAAGTGGATTACCGTCCAGCCAAGTGGTCAGCATGTCCTCATTGATGACGACGGAAGCGTTAAAGGCGGGCTGGGTGGAAAGTTCGACGGCAAAAAAATCCAGAGTATAGCTACTCCTGCGGGTAGATCTAAATCATCCGAGGCTTCGCCAGCGAATAATTCACCTCAGTCTTCGCAGAGTACCCAAGGAAAGTACAAGTTAAACCTCGGCGAGAAACAAAGCTCCGCATACAGAAACTGGACAAACGAGCTATCCAAAAAGCCAGCCACTGAGTCTGACGCGCGATTTAACTCCCGCGTCCGTCAGCTGTTCAGTGAAGCCCCTAACGATAAGGAAGCGCTTGGCCTTCTGAAGAAGTTTCTTAACGGCGACAAGTCCGCTGTAAGGGAGGTTTTCAGGCGCTATCCGGCACAAGACAGCATCAGAACCCGCGATAGCGGAGTGGCGGTTAAAGGCATGCAATATTTCTATACCACCCGCCTCGGCAACACTCGATACGAGATGGCCGATGGCTCCCTGCTGTGCAAAGACGTCCCGATTGCCCGGATCGGCGCGCAGGTGTACGACGAAAGCGAACTGCCGGGCATCATTGGCGATGAGGATGGCGAGATTGTCGTTACCCGAGATGCTGATGAAGTATTCCGGCCTGAAACGCTCGCATCCTTCGAAGGCATGGCATTCACGCTGGGCCATCCTAAAGACATGGTCAATCCCGGAAACTGGAAAGAGCATGCGCACGGGCACATCCAGAACGTCCGGCGCGGCACTGGTGACCAGTCAGATTTAATGCTGGGCGATATCCACATCAAGACTGCTGAAGGCATTCAGAAGGTGATGGATGGTCAGGACCAGATATCGATGGGCTATGACGCTGAGTATGAGCAGCAAGCGCCCGGTCAGGCCCGGCAACACACAATTATCGGTAACCACTGTGCGAGCGTACCCAATGGTCGTGCAGGCATTCGCTGTTCAATTGGAGATAGCACATTCATGACTACCAAAAATCAGGGCTGGTTTAGCCAGCTGAAACGGGCCATTAAAACCAAGGATGCCGATAGCCTGGCTGATTTGGTTGATAACGCGCCATCAGAGCTGATCGAACCAAGCCTTGATTTGGCTCGGGCAGTAAACATTACCATCAACCCAGCGCAGCCACTGCCACAAGAGCGCGAGCTTGGCGGCCTTACTACCGATGAAGACGGTGGTGAAGGTGGCGCAATGAGCATTGGCGAGCTGGAGAAGAAAGTTGATGCTCTGGCGTTGCTGGTTCAGCAGCTGGTTAATCCCGCCTCTACCGCAACCACTGACTCCGATCCGGACGAAGAGGATGAGAAGAAGAAAGCCACCACCGACGCTGCCTATCATCAGGGCGTTGTGGCGCGTGCTGAACTCATCATGCCGGGCGTGAAGCTGCCTGAAGGTGGCAAGCTGGCAGCCTTCAAGCGCTCTACGATGGACGCAGCATTCAGAACGCCGGAAGGTCAGGCACTGCTGGTGCCGCTGGTAGGTGCCACACCTGACTTCAGCAAAATGCCAAAAGCGACGCTGGATGCCGTGTTCGTGTCTGCGAGTGAAATCGCCAAGTCACGTAATGCTGCGCCGGTCACCACTTCTCGCGCTGCTTTCTACGATTCATCCAACAAAAACTCACCGGCTGCTCTCAACAAAGCCTTCGCCGCTCACTGGAAAAAATAAGGGATAAACCCATGGTTGCATATCTGTACCGGATGCCAGTAGGCATCGCCGGGGCTATTTCACGCCCTCAGGACCTGACCACCGAGCCGGTGATCATGGATTCATCCAACATCTTCGCGGGCTATGGCCTGGCTGGTAAAGACAGCGCAGATGGCAAGTTCATCCCGCTGGCAGCATCAGATGCAGCCACTGTGATTACCGGCCTGTACGTTCGCCCATACCCAACCACATCGACGCCAGACATGGTGCGTCAGGTTGGTACCGGCAAGAATTTCACCGGCGACGTGATGAAGCGCGGTTACATGACCGTGAACATCGGCAGCACCGCCGTTGGCCTGGTCAAGGGTGGCGCGGTCTATGTCCGCAACGCTAACCCGACTCAGGCAAGCCCGCTGGGTGCAATTCTTGGCGCAGCAGTCACTGGCGAAACTGTCGTGCTGCCAAACGCCTCCTTCACCGGTGCAGGCGATGCCGCTGGCAACGCTGAAGTCGCTTACAACATCTAAGGGAACCGCTAAATATGTTTACTTTTGACCAAGCCACCGTTGACGGTTCTGGCGCTTTCCTGGTTGGCGAACTTGAGCGTCTTGACCAGAACCTGAATATGCCGTTGGTGGGATACACCTGGTCGCGCGATATTGAGCTGCGCGAAGATGTGTCTATCGCTGATGACATCAGTTCTTTCACCAACTCTCAGTTTGCAGCGGCGGGCACACCTAACCCGGCTGGTAAAAACTGGATCGGCAAAGATTCCACTGCAATCGCAGGCGTTAACGTCGATATCTCTAAAACCGGCTTCCCGCTGACCCTGTGGGGCATGGAGCTGGGCTGGACCGTTGTGGAGCTGGCTGCCGCTGCCAAAGTTGGCCGCCCGCTGGACACGCAGAAGTTTGACGGCATGCAGCTGAAGTGGAACATGGACACCGATGAGCAGGTTTATCGCGGTGACAGTCAGCTGGGCGTTAAAGGCCTGACTAACTACACCGGTGCCGCGGTGACCAACGCGCCGAAAACATGGGCAACCTCAACTGCCGATGAAATCCGTACCTCGATCAACCTGCTGCTGTCGAATGCATGGGCTGCCACCGGTTACACCATCGTTCCGCGTGACCTGCTGCTGCCACCAGAGCAGTTCGCTCTGCTGTCGAGCATCATCGTCTCATCTGCTGGTAACCAGTCACTGCTGACCTACCTGCAGAACAACACCATCGCATTCCACCAGAACGGCACACCGCTGAATATCCGTGCTGTGAAGTGGCTGAAAGGCGCTGGCGTTGGTGGCACTGACCGCATGATGGCTTACACCAACGACAAGAAGTTCGTGCGCTTCCCGATGGTTCCGCTGCAGAACATTCCGGTTCAGTATCGCGGCATTTACCAGCTGACCACCTATTACGGCAAGCTGGGCGCTGTTGAATCTCCGTACCCGGAAACCATCGCGTATATGGATGGCATCTAACCTATCCGCCCCGAAAGGGGCATTAAGGGGAATGTAATGGCTAAGAAGACCATTCGTGTGCACACCCCGTTTAAGTTCAATAGCGAAGACGGCACAGCTCAGGAGTTCAGCGTTGGCGAGCACAGCGTTGATGACAAAGTTGCTGAGCACTGGTTTGTCGCTGCGCACTCTGAAGTCACCGGCAAAGTAAAAGCGCCGGCTGACACCAAAGAGTTTCAGGCGCAGATCGACAGCCTGACCGCGCAACTTGAAGACAAAGAGAAGTCTGTTGGTGACCTGCAGATGTCGGTTACCGAAAAGGACGAAATCATTGCTGACCTGACCGCGCAGCTGGCCGCACTGCAGCAGCCTGTGATCGAGCCGGCACCGGAAGGTAACGACGATGGCAAGAAACAAAAACCTGCCGACAGTAAGTGATTTCCGCCGCGACTTCCCGCAGTTCTCTGACACCACCAAATACCCCGATGCAGTAATCCAGTTCCGACTCAACCTTGCTGACTTGCTCATTGATGGCTCCGCTATGGGGGACATGTTCCCCTACTTAGTAGAGCTTTTCGTTGCGCATTACATGGTGCTGAACGCGGCTGATACTGCTGCCGGGGTTCTCGGTGGTGCCGGTGGCGCTACGAGCGGCGTGGTCACCTCCAAATCGGTTGATAAGGTCAGTGTGAGCTATGACAACAGCTCAACTCTAAACGCTGATGCGGGGTTCTGGAACTTCTCACGCTACGGTGCGGAGTTCTGGCAGATGCTGCAGTACTTCGGGTATGGCGGTATTCAGCTATGAAATCAGGCTTGACGGTTCGTGCTGACAACGCGCAAAGCATTCTTGACGCCCTTAAAACCCTCGCGAACAAGGATGTTCTGGTGGGCATCCCTGAAGCGAAAGATGAGCGTGATGATGGTGATATCGGGAATGCGGCGATTGGCTACATCAACGAGAGCGGATCTCCGGCTCAGAACATTCCGGCGCGCCCGCATCTGAAGCCTGGCGTCAGGTCAGTGGAGTCGGATTTCATGCCACACCTTAAGGCTGCCGCTCAGAAGGCGCTGGAAGGTAATACAGAGGGCGCAGTGACATCACTTGACCGGGCCGGGACAGTTGCTGCTAACGGTGTGAAGCGCTACATCACTATCACCGGCTTCACGCCCCTGGCGGATGCCACGATCGCTAATCGCCTCCGTCGCGGACGTACCGGTAACAAGCCGCTAATCGACACTGGCGAGTACCGCCGCTCAATCACGCACATCGTGAGGGATAAAGATGCCGACTCTTGATGTAACTGACGTGCTGCTTTCACCTGAGTTTCTCGACACATCCCTCACCGTTAAACGAAATGTCCAGACTGTCGATGATGACGGGTTTGCCAGCAACACAACCACTGTGACGCCGTTTGGTGGCGTGGTGACGGTTGACCGCTCACTGGAGGCAAGGCGCATGCAGGCCGGTCAGGTTATTAACGGAGCAATCCTGATTGTGACCGTTTTCCGACTGACCAGCGGTAACACCGGTATTGATGCTGACATTGTCACCTACCGCGGGCGTGAGTATCGCGTCACCTTCGTAGACCCTTACACAGCTTACGGTGCGGGCTTTGTTCAGGCTCACTGCGAGCTTCAACCATTTGACGGAGGCGCAGGTGAGTAACGACAGCACAGCACCTGGATTTCTGACGCCTTTAAGCGCATCACAGGCCTACGATGAAACACTGGAACGCGAGCTTAGTCAGTGGGCGAGAGCATTATCCGGGTTGCCGTCAGGAATGGTCAGGCCGAGATGGACAGCTACGCAGGCTGCTCTCCCTTCGGCTGATACCAACTGGTGTGGATTCGGCATCATCGGCTTTACGGCTGATAACTCTCCGGCGTTCGTCCGGCAGACTGACGATGACAGCCAGCTCTGGCGCCATGAGGTGATCGAAACGCTTGCATCCTTCTATGGCCCGCAAAGCCAGTCAATCGCAACGATGTTCCGCGACGGCCTCACAGTCGAGCAGAACAACGAAACACTCAAGCAAAACGAGCTGTCACTTGCTGATTACAGTGAACTGACAGCCTTCCCCGAGCTCATCAACAACCAATGGGTTCGCAGGTACGACATCACTGTGCGCCTGCGCCGCAAGGTAATCCGCGACTACGGCATTAAATCACTGGTCGAAGCGCCAGTATCATTCTTTGGAGATTAATCTATGGCACAGGGCTTACCTGTATCCAACGTTGTGAACGTTGATGTGATCATGTCGCCCACTGCGGCGACGGGTCGTAATTTCGGCTCGCTGCTGATTCTCGGCACATCGACTGTAATCCCTGTGTCAGAACGAATCCGGCTCTATACAAGCTCAGAGGATATCGGCGTTGATTTCGGTGAGGACAGCCCGGAGTACGAAGCGGCGCTGGTCTACTTCTCTCAGTCGCCCCGTCCATCTCAGGTCTACGTTGGCCGCTGGGCCAAGACTCTGGCAACAGGCGAAACCGGAAGTGTTGAGACGCTGGCACAGGCAATCAGTGCGGTGCTGCAGTTCACCAACTGGTATGGCCTGGGTATTGCTGATGAAGATGACCTGACGCCTGCAGAGATTACGGCTACTGCTGCAGCTATTCAGGCATCCAGCCTCAGCCGCGTATTCGCAGTTACTTCTGCTGATTCAGGCATTATCGACTCGGCAACCACTTCAGATGTGGCATCTACCCTCAAAGCAGCCGGTTACAGCCGCACGTTTGTTCAGTATTCGACGAAGAGCAAATATGCAGCGCTGTCAGCGTTTGGTCGCGCCTTTACCGTCAATTTCACCGGCAACAACACCACGATCACCCTCAAATTTAAAACTGAGCCGGGCGTGACGTATGAAACCCTGACCAGCTCTCAGGCGGCAGCGGTCGATGCGAAGAATGCCAACGTTTATGTGTACTACGCGAACGACACAGCGATCCTTCAGCAGGGTGTGATGTCCAACGGCGATTTCTTCGATGAGCGCCATGGGCTGGACTGGCTGCAGAATTATGTGCAGACCAACCTGTTCAACCTGCTGTATACCTCGACCAGCAAAATCCCTCAGACCGAAGCAGGTATCACGCGCCTCCTGACTAACGTTGAGATGTCGCTCGACCAGGCTGTTTCGAATGGACTGGTTGCGCCGGGCGTGTGGAACGGTGGCGACATCGGCCAGATCGCATCAGGCGACACCCTGACTAAGGGCTATTACGTGTACGCACAGCCCCTGTCATCACAGGCTCAGTCAGACCGTGAGAAACGTCGCGCGCCGCTGATTCAGGCTGCTATCAAACTGGCCGGTGCAGTTCACTACGCCGATGTTCAGATCAACGTTGTTCGCTAAGGGGATATAGATGAGTACCTACAGCTTTATGGACATTACGGCGTCCATGACCGGCCCGACCGGCTCAATTGACCTTGGCTACGGCTCTGCGAACGCCGAAGAAGGCATCACGGTAACGATGACCGAGGCTAAAAACACCATGACGATTGGTGCGGATGGCGAAACGATGCACAGCCTGCATGCAGGCAAAAGCGGCACTGTGACAATCAACCTTCAGAAAACCTCGCCGGTAAATAAGAAGCTCTCACTGATGTATAACGCGCAAAGCCAGTCTTCTGCGCTGTGGGGGAACAACGTTTTCCTGCTGCGAAACAATGCATCAGGTGACATCGTCACCATCCGCTCTGCTGCTTTCCAACGCCAGCCTGACTGGAACAACCCAAAGGTTGCCGGAATGGTCGCATGGGTGTTTGACGGCGGCAAAATCGACGAAGTGCTCGGGGAGTTTTAATCGATGGAATTTGAAATCAAAGGCGTTAACTACCGCGCATCAAAGCTCAGCGTCTTCGACCAACTGAAAGTGTCCCGTAAGTTGCTCCCGGTTCTGGCCGGGATGCTCGGTGACTTTCAGGGCATTAAGGCTGCCGCGCAGGGTGGCGATGTGAATAAAGCCATTGAAAGCGCGCTACCGAAAATTGCTGACTCGCTGGCAGAGATGAGTGAAGAAGATACGAATGCGATCATCTTTCCCTGCCTGTCCGTAGTCGCTCGGCAGAACGGCAAAGTATGGGCACCGGTAATGGTTCAGGGCGCGCTGATGTTCGATGACATCGACCTGATGAGCATGCTGCAGATCGTCGGTCGGGTGGTGGGCGACAGCCTTGGAAATTTTTTGCCCGCAGCCCCCGACAAAGAGATTGCGGACAACTCAGCGGCCTGACGCTTGAATCCCTGCCAGATGGTGAAGACTTCCTGATGCGCCCGGTTGATGCCGGGTACATCAGCTACACCGCGCTGAAAGATGGTTCATTAGACCTCGCAGACGTTGCGCGCATGAATGACTGGCTCGACCTGAAAGCAGATAACAACAACCGTATTGAGCGCTGGAGACAGGATAATGAATGCTGAGACTATCAAGGATTTTCTGGTAAGCCTTGGCTTTCAGATTGACGATGCTGGTGCGCGCAAGTTCGACTCTGTGGTGCTGGGTACAACTCTGCAGGTGGTGAAGCTCGGCGCGGCAGTGGAGGCTACTGCTCTCTCAGTGGTGGCATTCACAGCTAAAATCGCCAGTGGTCTGGATCAGCTCTACTGGTCATCCCAGCGCACCGGCGCGACTGTTTCGGGGATTCAGGCGATTGGTTATGCCGCATCTCAGGCAGGCTCAAGCGCAGAGGCTGCACGCGGCTCCCTTGAGGGGCTGGCACGGTTCATGCGCAATAACCCCGGCTCTGAAGGCTTCCTGAATCGCCTTGGCGTGCAGACACGTGACGCCAGCGGCAACATGCGGGATATGGCGAGCATCTTTACCGGTGTGGGGCAGAAGCTCAGCAATATGCCGTACTACCGCGCAAATCAGTATGCGCAGATGCTCGGCATTGATGAAAACACCTTAATGGCGATGCGTCGCGGGCTGGGTCAGTTCAACCAGCAATACACGCAGATGGCGAAGGCTATCGGCTTCAATGCTGACCAGGCGGCAATCAGCTCTAACAAGTTCATGACCTCGCTGCGGGCCTTCGGGCAAATGGCGGGCATGGCGCGCGATAAAATCGGCTCCAGCCTGGCTGAAGGCCTGTCAGGTTCAATCGACACGCTGAGAAAGCAGATTGTCGACAACTTCCCGAAGATAGAGCAGACCATCACCAGCGGTGTGAAAGGCATTCTCTGGATGGCAGAGGTGATTGGCCGCGTAGTTTACCGGCTCATTCAGGCCGCCGGAGATATCCGAGAGTGGTGGAACACCCTCGATAAGGGAACTCAGCAACTGATTGAAACGCTGGGCGCGCTTGTTCTGGCGTGGCGGATTGTTAACAGTGCATTCCTGACATCACCTATTGGCCGAATCATCGCACTTGGCCTCGCCATTCTCAGTCTGTATGACGATTACAAGACATGGCAGGCTGGCGGCAAATCCCTTATTGACTGGGAGAAATGGCAGCCGGGAATCGACTCCGCTAAAAAGGCGCTGGACTGGTTCACCGACAAGCTGAATAAGCTGAATAACGGAACACTGTCGTGGAAAGGCACGCTCCAGTCGCTTTCTGATTTCATGAAAGGTGACTGGTCGAAGTCGATTAACGATGCGATAGCCTCCGTTAACCGTGCCTTTGGCGGCTTCCTCACTCAGATTGGTCAGAAATTCGCGAACAGCCCGTTCTGGAAAACGCTGCAGCGCCTCCATATCGTCAATGAGAAAGACACGCAGGACATGCTGAACTTCTTCAGTGGCGAAGGCGGCAAGCCAGCAGCCCCGCCTGCAGCTGACAAAATGCCCGGCGAAGATGACGGCCCGGAAGCAATCTACCCTGTCGACGGACCAGTCTCACAATATGCACAGTCGCTGAAGCGCGGGGAGCGAAATAATAACCCCGGCAACCTGAACTATGCAGGTCAGGCAGGCGCAATGCTGGAGCGTAGTGGCGGTAGATTTGCTAAGTTCCAGTCTGCTTATGATGGCCTGCGCGCGATGGCGCGCCAGTTGATGCTGTATGCCCGGCGTGGAATTAACTCCGTTGAGGGTATTATTTCCACCTGGGCGCCATCATCTGAGAACAACACCGGTGCCTATGTTAACGCTATATCTTCACGGCTTGGCGTTGATCCGAAGGCCGCACTTAACCTGCAAAACCCGCAGGTGCTATCTCAGCTGATGAACGGCATCATCCATCATGAGAATGGCCGTAACATCTACTCCAGCGAACTCGTCAGCCGTGCCGCATACGGAGCTACCTCACCTACCGTTAATCAGGAAACTAACATCCATATTCACGGCGTGAGCGATCCGGAACGCGCAGGAAGCAGCGTCGCAGAACGGCAGATGGGCGTTAACTCCAGACTTACCCAGCAACTTACTCCGGCGGTCAGATAATGGATATTCTCTCTACGCTGTTCTCACAGCAAAGCAGGAAGATAGGCCTGATCATCCCGGACGTGGTCATCTCTGAGAAGCACAGCGATGTACTGGAAATCACAGAGCATCCTACTGAGGATGGGGCGCCAGTTGCTGACCACGCTTACAAGCGCCCATCAGAGCTGACAATGGAGGTCGGCTTTTCAGGTGGAGGTTCGTTGCTTGATTTTGCGAGTTCGCTCACTGGTACGAGCTTGCTGGGGTTAAGCCCAAAAGAAACCTATCAGAACCTTCTCGACCTGCAAGCCAGTCGCGTTCCATTCGACGTAGTTACTGGCAAGCGCATCTACAGCAACATGCTGATACGCGTGCTTGATGTCACCACTGACCGGACGTCTGAAAATGTCCTGATGGCTTCCCTTACACTCAGAGAAGTAATTATCTCGCAGACGCAGACAATCAGCGTGGCGAACAAAACCGACATGACAGATGGAGTGAGTACCTCACCAGTGCAAAACACCGGCACCAAGTCAGTGAAAAGCGCCAATGAGTCACTCCTTTCTAAGCTCTCAAGTTATTTTTAGAGGTGGGCATGCAGGGATATGAAATCCCGCTATCTCCCGATAATCAGGCATTCAATATCCAGCTGAATAACACCACCTACCAGTTACAGGTTGAGTGGCGCGACTTTGCATGGGTACTTGATTTGAAGGACAGCGGCGGCAATGAAATCGTAAGCGGGATTCCCATGGTGACCGGAGGTAATCTTCTTGCTCAGTGGGACTACCTTAACCTTGGTTTTGCGCTTGAGGTGGCCTGCGATGATGCCTCGCAGGATTACCCGACCAAAACTGACCTGGGTATTCGCAGTCACCTTTACGTCATAACGGAGTGAGCATGAGCCAGAACTGGATGCGCCACTTTGAGCTGCTCTTGGTTGATGAGTCTGGCACGGGCATCAGTCTTTCTGATTTCAAGGTCGTTTTTAATATCGAGTGGACGAATGCATTATGGCCGCGCGTTGCCACGGTGAAAATCTATAACCTGAAGAAGGACACCGTCAGCCGGATTCAAGGGAAGGAGTTTTCACGCCTGAAGATGATCGCCGGGTATGACGGACTGGCCGCGCCGGTCGATTCCAGTCAGGTTGGTATCGCGCGCAATGTCGATGCGACTCAGGTCGGACAGACTGAGGGTCAGAACTTCGGCCAGATATTCGACGGTGAGATTCGCTTTACGATAACCGGGCGCGATAACCCCACAGACACCTACATCCTGATTCAGGCCATCGATGGTCACCAGGCGTTTGTGGCTGCAAAGGTCAACACCACGCTGGCAGCCGGTTACACGGTGGCAGACCTGCATGCTGCCACAATGCAGAGCTTCCAGCCTTTCGGCGTCACTCAGGGCATCACTGCTCAGATGCCGGATACCGTATTCCCACGCGGGCGGGTGATGTATGGCATGGCGCGCGACGTGATGAGTAACGTGGCTGACCAGTGCAATGCGAACTGGCAGATCGTGGATGGTCAGGCGCAGATGGTCAGCACTGATAAGTACATCCATGAAGCGATCGTACTAAACAGCCGTACCGGACTCATTGGCATGCCTCAGCAGACCATGGGCGCTGGCGTTAACGTGCGATGCCTGATTAACCCCAATATCCGGGTTGGTGGACTGATTGAACTGGACCAGGCTTCTGTGTACCGATCAGCACTCTCCAGTGACGAAGTGCAGCGGTCTGGTGGGCGAATCTTTGAGACCGAAAATAACGGGAATCTGAACGTTAACGGAACCCTGCAACAGCCCGCAAGTATTGCGACCGATGGCGTGTATATCGTGCAATCCATCAGTTATACTGGTGATACACGCGGGCAAGCCTGGTATATGGATTTGATGTGCAGCGCCAGAGGTTCCGCAGACCTTCAGACAACATCGGCCTTAAACAGGAGTGCGGATGCATGAAAATTAAAATTGTAATGGTCGCCCTGTCATTCTTAAGTGCGGGTGCATTAGCAGGTGATATAGCTAAGCCTCTAATGCAATGCGGGCCATTTACACTGTCATCAAGTAATGATGGCTTCATGCATGTAAATAACATTCGCCCGGTCAGTCAGAAGTTCAGGTTCACAAACATTGCTGACGATTACAAGAACATCACATATCAATGGATGGTGCCTCGCACCGACTATCCCGGCTACTACGGTATGGATTTTATCAAGCGCAATGGCAAAGCCATCCTGAACGTGGAGGCCATCCGTTCGAATATGGATGAGCCGAGAATGTTCGGAACATATGATTGCAAGAAAATCACCTAGGCCTGCATATGGAAATGAAGATGAAGACTAAATTAATTTGTTTGGTTTTAATGATTGCTCCAGCGTTTTCTTACTCAAAAACTGTGTCCGATTTTATTAACGAGCATCCTGATTTAGCAAACCAACCAGTAATTAAGTCTGCTATCCAGCAGGGCGCTATTGGTAATGCTGGGCTTGATGCCATGAGTAACGGGTCAGGAAGTGAGACGCTAAGCAGGGACTCTCAGAGGCTTTTGAAAGAGAAAGGCTACGAATATGCTATGGCAGCCCTCCGGGACCTTTCTGTGAGCGCCTGCGGAAATGGGGGGCTGGCTGACGTATATGGCTTTAAAGAAAAAGATTGCCAGATAATCCAAAAATTAGATTCTGAGATTGAATAACCCGCTTCGGCGGGTTTTTTATTGGAGCAAATATGCCAGTTTCACCACAATCACAGGCTGGCGGTGAATCGCAGGCCTATAAAGCGCTGTCAGATTCCATCTTCTCCATGCTCCGTGTTTCCATGCCCGGCATCATTCAGACCTTTGACCCGATCGCCTGCACTTGCACTGTTCAGCCGGCTATCAGCGGACAGGCTGCCGATGAGCTCGGCAACTTCAAATCTGCGCCGCTGCCTCTGCTTCTCGACGTCCCGGTAGTGTTTCCGCGCGGCGGCGGGTGCACGATCACCTTCCCGGTGAAAGAGGGTGACGAGTGTTTGGTCATCTTCAGCGATAGGTGCATCGACTTCTGGTGGCAGAACGGCGGCATTCAGGAACCGGTAGACCCTCGACAGCACGACCTTTCAGACGCATTCGCAATCATCGGCCCGCAATCGCAGGCAGAGGTCATCAGCAACATCAGCCCATCAACGCTGCAAATGCGTACCGATGACGGAGCGGCCTATATCGAGCTTGACCCGAACAGCCATGCTGTAAACATCGTCGCTCCGGGCGGCCTTAACGTAACGACCCCACTGGCTAAGTTCAGCCAGGCAGTAACGATTACGGGCCTGCTGACATGGATGGGTGGAATGGTGGGTAGTCTTGCGACCGGTACTGCCGCAAAAATTACAGGTGCCATCGAATTCATCGGCAGCCTGAAATCCAACGGCAAAGACATCAGCGACCAGCATACGCATAACGGCGTGCAGTCTGGCTCTGGCAATTCAGGCAAGGTGAACTGATGCGATACAGACGCGAAGATGAAAACGGTGATTACACCTTCGGTAAAGGGGATGACACCTGGCTGATTAACTCTCCAGAATGCGTTGCTCAGGCGATCAGGACGCGCTTCCTGCTCTGGTACGGTCAGTGGTTCCTCGACACAACAGAAGGCACTCCGTGGGTACAATCGGTCCTCGGGAAGCAGAAGCCTGAAACATACAACCTGGCTATACGCAAACGGATACTGGAGACACCCGGCGTGAACTCGATTAAGTCATTCGATACCAACCTCAATACCTCCTCCCGGCGTGTAATTTTCACCGCAACCATCGACACCATCTACGGAACAACGACCGTCACAAGCGAGGCATAATGGCTCTCAATCTCGATACGCTGGGGCTCTCCGCTACGGTGACCGCCTCAGGGATAAGTGCGCCCGATTACCAGACAATCCTCAGCACCATAACCAGTTATTTTCAGCAGATTTACGGCACCGATGCCTATTTGGAACCAGACAGCAAAGACGGTCAGATGGTGGCACTTGTGGCGCTGGCAGTGCATGACGCCAACAACACCGCCATTCAGGTTTATACGTCATTCTCTCCATCTACTGCTATGTCTGATGCGCTTACGCGCAACGTGAAAATTAACGGGATCACGCGTAAGCCATCAACTAACTCAACGGTTGATTTAACGCTGACGGGAACAGCCGGCACTACCATCACTAATGGCTCAGTGAAAGATGCGAACGGCATTATCTGGAACCTGCCTGCCAGCGTTACCATCGGCGTGGGTGGTTCAGTTACCGTGACAGCAACCAGTGCCGTGTCTGGTGCCGTGGCAGCGGTGATTGGCTCAATCACGCAGATCAACACACCTACGCGTGGCTGGACCGCTGTTAGCAACTCAGTTGCGGCCGCCGTTGGTTCAGATGCAGAAAAAGACTCAGCACTTCGTATCAGGCAGGGGCAGAGCGTTGCTATTCCTTCACTCACGCCATTTGAGGCAGTCGATGGTGCACTGGCTAACGTTTCAGGAGTAACGCGCCACAAACTCTATGAGAATGATACCGGAGCTACTGACGCCAACGGTATTCCCGCGCACTCTATCGCTGCAATTGTGGAAGGCGGGGATGTCACTCTGATAGCTCAAACCATTCGGGGTAAGAAAGGTCAGGGTGTAGGAACGTTCGGCAGCACAACTACCCAGGTTGCTGACAAATACGGCAACCCGCATAACATCAGCTTTTCACGTCCCTCCAAAGTGCCGATCTTCGTGAATATAGTGCTGAAGGTATTCACCGGATACACCACGCAAATCGGTGAGCAAATTAAGCAGGCGATAGCTGACTACATTAATTCGCTGACGATCGGGGATGACGTGTTGCTTAGCCGCCTGTATTCGCCTGCAAACCTCGGCGTAGTCAGTGGCGGCAACGCCCGCTATTACGACATCAACAGCCTGCAGATAGGTAAGTCAGCCGGTGCGGTATCAGCCTCAAACATCGTCATCGCCTACAACGAATCGGCCACCTGCAGCACTGCAAACATCTCTATCACGGCATCGTCATGAGTAAATACACCGACCGTATAACCAATTATCACAGGGGGAAACCCCTTTTCGTTGATCACGTCGATCTGTCAACACGACCACTTACAGACACATCCGTTGCCATTAAGGGGCTTGTGTCAGCCTTTGATATTGATGAAGCGTTGGGCGTTCAACTGGATGCGTTGGGTGAATGGATTGGCAGAAGCAGGATTGTGAGCCAGCCAATATCGGGCGTGTATTTCTCATTCGATACTGCCGGGCTGGGATGGGATCAGGGTGTATGGCAGGGTCCATATGACCCTGACGCCGGTTATACCAGTCTCAGTGACGACACCTACCGCATCATTCTTAAAGCGAAGATCGCCATCAACAACTGGGATGGAACCAACGACAGCCTGCCTCAGATTCTGGATACGGCGCTGGAAGGCTCAGGTCTCTCGATGCAGATCGTCGATAACCAGGACATGACTATCGGCGTGTGGGTATTTCCGGACACAGATATCAGCAACGTGTCTCTGGAGCTAATAGCAGCCATACGGCAGGGATACCTGACGGTTAAAGCAGCTGGCGTCTATGCCGGAAGCATTTCAACTCCATCAGTAATCACACCTTCAACGGGAAACAAGTTCTTTGGCTTCGATCTCGACAATCAATACATCGCCGGATTTGATGATGGCGCTTGGGAGAAAAAATTATAATGGCAACTAATGACTTCAAACCCTTCGCTGTTGGAGCTGGAGCGAACGTAACTACTCAGGCTGATTATGAGGCGCTGGCAGCACTCATTACCGGCTTTCAGTCAGGCAAGGCTAGCTCTGCTCAGATCAACAAGGCAATCAGGCAGTCATCGGTAATGGCGTCCGTACTGGCGCAGTTCATTTCAGATAGCGCATCGGTCGATGTTTTGGATAACGGTAATACCGCATCCCTCCTAGCTAACCTGAAGACTGCACTTAATTTAATTGCACAGGGTAGATTAACCGCGGTCAGAGTTTTTACTGCATCAGGCACCTATACACCCACGACAGGGACAAAAAGGATTAAAGTGACTGTGGTTGGAGGTGGTGGTGGTGGTGGCGGATCTGCTGCCACAGATGCAAATACCCGCAGCTGTGGCGGCGGCGGTGGTGCTGGAAATACCGCAATTTCGATGTTAGACGTTTCATCTCTAACTTTGCCGGTATCTATCAATGTTGGCTCGGCTGGTGCAGCGGGAGCCGCTGGTGGCGGATCGGGCGGCAATGGCGGTCAAGGCGGTGCTACGACATTTGGCTCCTACCTGAATGCGACAGGGGGTTTTGGTGGTGGTGGCGGATCTCTTGCATCAGATTCTTTGACCGCGGTAACAGCAAACGGCGGCACGAGCGCCGCACCAACTACAGGGAATGTCCTCAATCAAAGAGGATCTGCTGGTCTTCAGGGTATTGTCGGTAGCAACGCGATTGTCTCTGGGGCAGGTGGAGCCTCAAGCCTTGGCGGCGGTGGCAATCCTGTTGCCGTTGGGGCATCCACGGCTGGTGAAAACGGAATCTATGGCGGTGGTGGCTCTGGTGCCATATCAATCAAATCGTCATCAATTGGCCGCGCAGGCGGAGCTGGCGGCGTCGGCGTCGTTGTTATTGAGGAGTACGCATAATGGCTAACTATGCCTTGGTGCAGGACAAAAAAGTAGTCAATACAGTTGTGTGGGATGGAGAGGAAGAAGTCAGCTTCGGGAATGATGTTGCGGCTGTGCTGATACCCGATGGTGAAGCTGTCAGCATCGGTTATTCGTATGATGGAAAGAAGTTTACAGCCCCTGCTCTTACAGATGAACAGAAGGCTGCCCAGGACGCCGCGGTTGCATCTATGAATATTACTCTGAAATCCACTCTCATGAACGAGGCAAGTCAGCGTATAAGCGTCCTTCAGGATGCGGTAGACCTTGAGATGGCTACCGATGATGAAACAAAGGCGCTGCCATTATGGAAGAAGTATCGAGTCTTGCTGAGTCGAATAAATGCTGATATCTCCAGCGCTGTTACATGGCCAGACAAACCAGCATTTTAATTTAATGCAGCGTATTTCCTTGTAACTTCCTTCCAAATTTAATAAGCGGCAACTCGACCATCTTATGCAATGCGTATGCAAATGCAATTGCTAAAAGCGTAGACGTAGAAAGCTTGGTCAGGTTGCCAGCTTCCGCCCAAAAAAACGGCGGATGCTCAAGAAGAAGATACATTATAAAAAAATGCGTGATATATATTGAGAATGATATATCACCGAGGAAAGACACAATCCTTGAGTTAAATATTATAAAGTTAGATTCATAGAGTATGATGGCGATAAATAATGGAAGCGCTATGAGGTAGAATTTAGTTAATCCAGATCCATATACCACATCTGAAAAGTAAAGCCATCCGGATAGTGAAGCCAATAGCATAATCATAGGAATGGATATTGTTGTCCTTAATTTCAGCCCTCCTTTCATGAATGCTTCGCAAAGCCACATGCCAAGCAGGAACTCTAAATGGAGAGATGTGCTAAAGAACTTCAAGGCATGATCGGCATAGGAGCTATCCCCAAGGGATGCAACATAGCTAGAGTTGAGCGACACGGAGCCAGTGAAGGTGAGCTGAAGCAGAAACACCTGAGCCAGCAAGGTGGCTGAGGCTACTAACACCCTATGCTTATGGGTGACCATCATTGCCATGCCAAACACAAAGTAAAACCATATTTCGTAAGATAGCGTCCACGCAGGACCGATAAAGTTAAAATCAAACTCCGGCGCTGGCTTATTATAGTCTTGGAGAATAAATAGGCCTGATTTAATCATTGACCACAGTGGGTGGACATTGTACCGGATCAGGAATATTGAAGAAGTTATCAGTATGAAAAGGAATAGCGGGTATATCCTGAAAAACCTCTTCACAAAGAAGATGAAAACTTGTCCGTTTTTGGCGGTAACGTAAGTTATAATGAAACCGCTAATTAAAAAGAATAAATCGACACCGAACCCTCCGTTCAGAAAAATCTTGTTAAAAGGCTCTACCTTCCCAATATACATGAAGGAGTAGTGAAACATGACGACCATTAACGCCGCAAATCCCCTTGTGTAATGAATGCTTTTTAACATAGATATTCCAAATTTTTAGTTTCGCGCAAGATAGTATCAACCAATCCCTCTGGCTGGTAGTCATAAAAAAGCCCGGCGACCGGGCAATGACTCAACCGCGCCTCTCTGAGCAGGCTACGGGGTGGGTAATTTGAGGTTAGTCAAGCCCAACCGAAGCCGCCAACCAAAAATCCCTTTTCGCTCAATCCCTTTACAAATATGTGCACCGCTCCGCCTTGATCAAATCTACCGATCGATATTACTGTTTATCCATACAGTATTTGTCAGAGGAGGATTTATCATGGCGAGAGAGAGCGACATAAACGGTGCCTTTATGGCGGCGATAAAGAAAGACAGCATGGGGCGGCAGATAGTCACTACCGCAGCATTCCAGAAGAACCTTGACGACGTGAACCACGTATGGACGCTGCAGGAGTGCAACCGGTGGATACGTTACTATCAGAATTTCTTCTTCGAGCTTGTGACAGAGCAGACTGAGAACAAGACCTGGGCGCTCCGCAACATGGGATACGTGAGGTAATTATGGGATTTCCATCACCTGCAAGTGACTACATTGAAAAGCGCATCGACCTGAACGACATCCTGATGCCGCACCGCAATAACATGATTCTGATTGAGACGCCGGATGGATTCGTACTGGCTGACAAATCGGTGAAGCCAAAGCCTGGCGATAAGGTCGCATTCCAGCTCGGTGAATTCCCGCAACTGGGAAGGCTGTTCCGGACGGGCATCATTACTCTGGATGGTGAGACGATCGACGGCGAAGGGCTGGAAGGGATTATCGTGCTGGGGAAGGTGACGGCCGAGGTGTTATCTGTTCACGAAACAAGTCGCCCCATTATTTAAAGGTGTGCCAAAACTGTGCCAGAAAAATGACACAATCCCGCATAAATCTGCAAAGAACGGCGGTCGCTAACTTGCTGGCTGGCTTGTGTAGCGGGTTGCGCGGTTGATATGATGCGCCACTTTTAATTAATCATCGGACTGTTTCTCCGATGGAGGCTTTGTGAAATTTGAACTTGATACCACAGATGGGCGCGCACGCCGTGGCCGTCTGATTTTTGATCGCGGTGTGGTGGAAACCCCGGCGTTTATGCCCGTCGGCACCTATGGCACTGTGAAAGGCATGACGCCGGAAGAAGTGCAGGAGACTGGCGCGCAGATCATTCTGGGCAATACTTTCCACCTCTGGCTGCGTCCCGGCCAGGAGATTATGAAACTGCATGGCGATCTGCATGACTTCATGCAGTGGAAAGGGCCGATCCTGACCGACTCCGGCGGTTTCCAGGTCTTCAGTCTGGGCGACATCCGTAAAATCACCGAAGCGGGCGTGCATTTCCGTAACCCGATCAATGGCGACCCGATCTTCCTCGATCCTGAAAAATCGATGGAGATTCAGTATGACCTCGGTTCCGACATCGTCATGATCTTCGATGAATGTACGCCCTATCCGGCGGACTGGGACTATGCCAAACGCTCCATGGAGATGTCGCTGCGCTGGGCGCGACGCAGCCGTGATCGTTTCGACAGCCTGGGGAATAAAAATGCGTTGTTTGGCATTATCCAGGGCTCGGTTTACGAAGATTTACGAGATGTCTCGGTGAAAGGTCTGGTAGAGATTGGCTTTGATGGGTACGCTGTGGGCGGCCTGGCGGTGGGTGAGCCTAAGCAGGACATGCACCGTATTCTTGAGCACGTCTGTCCGCAGCTTCCGCAGGATAAACCGCGTTATCTGATGGGTGTCGGCAAGCCAGAAGATCTGGTTGAAGGCGTCCGTCGCGGCGTTGATATGTTTGACTGCGTGATGCCAACCCGTAATGCGCGAAATGGTCACCTGTTTGTCACCGAAGGTGTGGTGAAGATTCGCAACGCCCGCTACAAAGATGACACTGCGCCGCTGGATGCGGAGTGTGATTGTTACACCTGTCGCAATTATAGCCGTGCCTACTTGTATCATCTCGACCGTTGTAACGAAATACTGGGCGCGCGTCTGAATACTATCCACAATTTGCGCTACTACCAGCGTCTGATGGCAGGTTTACGCCAGGCCATCGAAGAGGGTAAATTAGAGCGCTTTGTAACTGAGTTTTACCAACGGACGGGCAAAGAAGTTCCGCCATTAACGTCTGATAATTCATCAATGAGGGAAATTTAATGAGCTTATTCATTTCTGACGCCGTGGCCGCAGCAGGCGCTCCGTCTCAGGGAAGTCCGTATTCTCTGGTGATCATGCTGGTGGTGTTTGGTCTGATTTTCTATTTCATGATCCTGCGTCCGCAGCAGAAACGTGCGAAAGAGCACAAGAAGCTGATGGATTCCATCTC